CTTGGGTAGTCCGGATTTGACCCTTGAGGAGCTTGATACTAATTGGGAGTTCGTGGCTTACCGTCCGGGAAAAACTCGTGATGGCGTTGATTGCTTGGAGCGTTGTTCTGACCAGGAGAACCCTGACGGCCGCGTGTATACTTTTTCACAGGTCGTTAATCTCCTGGATACCGCTCGCCGGGCCAAATCACAGTTGGCTGAATGGGATGATCCGGTAAATGTAGGGCGTTTGCTAAGCGAACCGAGCGCTACGTCTTCTGACGTGGATCGTTTAGCCTACCAAACTATTACTGCCCATATTACAGCCGGTGGTTCCCTTTCCTCCGGTACGACTGCCGCGGTCGTTCAAGCTTTTGACCGAAGCTTGTCGGCACCGGCCCCTTCATTGGGCTCGGAGGAGGGAATTAGAGCGCTTCGTCGTTCAGCGGCGTTGTCGCCTAGTTCTACCCCGGGCTCTGATGGATCGGATGCATCGCGCGTTGTTGAGCTGGATAGGGTGATCAGCGCCGCTGGCGCATTAACCGTTCAGCCACAGATGTTTGCGAAGCGTATTTTCTCTGCGGTTTCTGAGCGGGTTTGGCCTAAGACGCCGCAATCACCCACCAGCCCCGACGGCACCTCACCTCGAGAAGTCATAGAGTTAGACGCATCACTTGATGCTGTACCGGAAACTATTTTCGGTCGTTTGCGTAGTGGCATTGAACGTTTTATGGATTGCGCGCGCTCGCAGGCTCAGAAAGAGCTGGCTTGCGGTGTGACCGTGGGACAAGCGGCTGCTATTTTGGCTTTCGCCGCTTTGGGCGCTTCCGTCAGCATTTATTTTGCCAAGAACCGTGACGTTGTTTTTGCTCAGGGTTATTACCCCACTGAGGCCAAGCCTCGGCAACAGCAACCGATTCATTTGGTTCGCGGCGGCATGAGGGAAGTATCTATGGTGCCAGTTGTGGCACAGAATGCCAAGCTTGATGACCGACGCAGGTATCTCACATTAGAGATGGTGCTAGGTTCCGACACTTTTGCTGTGCAATGCTGTTTGTTGCACGACCGAATCGGAGCCGTTCCCTTTCATTTCTTTTCACCTTTGTTAAGGCATGATGAAGATGGTGATACCACTTTTGATACGGAGTTGGTGGGTGAGATTCGCATCACCCAAGGGGACAAAGTGTACACATTGTCCACCAAGGATTTGCGGGTCATCGCCGTGCCGAATCAGGATATTGCCTACGTCAGCTTTCCCGACTTTCCTGGCTTCGAGCCGGGTAAGAGC